TTTAGGTAATGCCATTATTATTTCTCGCTGTTCATATTATTTAAAAATTTCGATAAATCATTTGTAGATCCTACAAAGATTGCATTATTTGTTGTAACATTCCCTGTTTGTTCTTTCTTATTTGGAAGATCTAACTTTTGTTTTTGTTGGTGTATATCAAGTAACTGTTGGTTCATATCTGCCAACTGTTTCATTATGTTACCAACAACTTCATAAGCTCTTGGATGTTCAGATTGTTTAGCAACCTCAAGCATATCAAGTAATGCTTCTCTACCTGTTTCCATTAGATCATATAAATTATCTCGTACATTTACATAATCATCCTCAATAACCTTTCCTGTATTACTCGAAATATTAGGAGTAGGTTTAACCTCCTTTACTTCTTTATAATTTATAGGTTCAAGGTCAAATATTGCATTCAAATTATCATCAATTTTCATTTTATTATAGGCTTATCAATGCATTCTGAAGAGCCGTTGCTCCGTAATTTTGTGCTAATCCAATTATATCTCTTGTAACACCTGTAAATATGCTTTGTGATTCAGATAACAAATCGGTATTTAAGAAATTAACATTATCATTACCTGCTATTTGCATAGGTTCCCAATATTTATATTGTATGGTTACAGATAATTTCATTACTTCTTTTGATGCAGAATCTAATTGAATAGCATTTATTGTTTTAGGATAACATTCATGCATCATAATTGAATATCGTTCTTTGTTTTCTAAATCTTCTACATTTAATTGAATATCTTTTATATAAGATGAATAATAATTAAATGTTCTAGTCTGCGGATTCTGAATTGATTGTTGCCAACTATCAAAATACTTCTTAATCTTCATATCGTTATCAACATAGAAAGATATAGTAATTGGGTCAAATAATCTACCATAAGGTACTTCTCTAGATTCTCCAAATATAGTATTAGCGACTGTATTATAATTAAGTCCTGGGAGAGTTACTTGGTCGCAGTACATACCTAATAGTTGACCAATATTACCATCTGGTACTAAAAGTGTATATCTTGCAGTTCGCATCAATCCTGTTGCTTTTACAGATGATATAAACTCCTGTAGTTTTGCCATTACATGTACCCTGCCTTTTTCATTGAATCCTTCCAAACTTGTGAACTATTAGCACCATTAAATTGTTGAGTTGGTAGCATCATAGCAGTTGCCCAATCTTCCCGTTCTATTTCACGAAATTGTGAAACAACATGTCCATTAAGATACATATGTACACAAGGTTCTAACATTTTCAATCTTGATGAACTCGTTATCAAATCCCAAGACAATTGTAACTTAACTCGTTTTGTATATTTCTTACTTCCATCTATTTCAGTTAATCTATCAAGTAACTTTATTCTAAAAGGTACAGGAAGATAATGCATATTCAAACCAAGAAACCCACCTTTGACTACACTAAATGGAAATACCATCGGAAATGAATCCCAGTATGGTAACGTTGCTTTATGTTTAGCATCATAAGCAAACATATATAACTTTCCAGGAACAACTTTGCTAGGATGTATTCCACTTGGATTGCCAATTACACGCTTGGCTGTAAACCCTTGTTTGCTTAATAACAATGCTTGTTGCGTATACCAAGAATACGACTTTTGTGTAATCTCTGGTAACTTATACTTATTTATAGAAAAAACATCGTAGTACGATGCTATTTTTTTCTCTGCCATTATTTTATTCCTAAGTGGTGTTCGGTGAGAATCATAAATTCCCACCCTCTATCTTTAGCAAATCTAGTTGCTGCTTCCCATTTTGATTGATTTTTGATGAAAGTCATAGATTCGTTTAGATATCTTCTAGTCTGTTTACCTTTATATATAGGCGGAATTGTTTGAGCCTGAGGTTTAATTTCTATTAAATAAGTTTTTATTAATCCTGCTTTATTTACTATTTCAATTTGAAAATCCAAATAATATCTATGCAGTTTATTATCTGTACCACATCTATAAGGAACTATTGTTTCTTCCGATTTCCACTTTATAACATTTGTGCTATTGTCACACCAGTTCATAAATTTCAATTCCCAGGATGATCTTGAAATAATATTATTGGCATCACCTACATATTTTTCTAGATGTTTAGGAAAATACTTTCTGGGTGCGGGGTATTTACTCATATGTCAAATATTTTTATTAAAATATTGTTCATTTTTTCCATTTCATTATCTGAAAAAGTAATTATCTTTTTTGGAGTATCTTTTATATTTTGACTAAACGTTTTCCATCTTTTGTCATATACAATTTGCTTTTCACTTTCTGATGCATATTTCCACCATTGATGACATCCAGTTTGTAGTAATTTTTCTATAAAAATTATTTTGTCTTCTTTAGATAATTTATTTAAATAACCATATTTTTCATTTCGTTCATCTTTACTCATATTAGAAACTAATAAATTAATAGTTTTTGTCATGTTATCAATTCTAATTGACTGGTCAGTTTTCCATAAGTCCCTCATATTATTTGATACTTTATCTACAAAAGAATTATACTTATTTGTGTCTAACTTTAGTTTTTTTCTATAATTTATAGCACCACAAGCTCTAGATTGACAACATTCACTGAACCCTTCATTAAATGATTTAAATTTAACAGGATTTCCACATATATTACACTTAGGTCTTAATTGAATATATGTACAAAAGTACTGTTCAGTGCTTGTGTTATGAATATAATTTAGATGCTTAGACAATTTTCTATTATTAGAAAATTCTGCATTACATATTAAACATTTTACTGGATTTGTTTCCATAATGATACCTGTATAAATATTTTGTGTAGGACAGCACAGTTGCCTGTAACTGAGTTGAAAGATATTCCCGTATCTTTCTAACTACACTATTTATATAAAATCAAATATTTTGTTGAGTCTCCTGAATATTTTTCAGGTATTTTTACATTATATCTTCCTTGATGATACTTCGCCATTTTTTAATAATAAATAAGTGAATAATACTATTTAGTTGGGAATACACAATGAATATTAAAGGATTGACTAAGAAACTCTCTCCGTATACAATTAATGACACGGTAGTCAGCAAAAGCAGTGGAGTAGACAAATATGATGTGTCTCAATTATCATATCCTATTGACTTAGTTTCAGCCGATCAATATGGTGGTAATATGGTAGTGTTTTATATTAATGTAGCAACTGCTTCTAAGTTCTTGTCAAAATTAGGACCAACGGTTGATATGTCTGGTATGGATACACCTAGAATAAGAGGTCTTGGTGTTGCTAGAGATATATCAACTCTTAATATGGCAGCTTCGTCTATTATTGGTGGAGCACTTCCTGGCTTAGTTGTTGGAGGGTTTGCTGGATTTGGAAGTTTAGTTGGTGGGGCATCGGTTATTGGAGGGGCATCATTTTGGGCTGCAGGTGATATAGCAGGAACTACAACAAGAGAACAAAAAAGATTAAAATCTGCTATTGCCCTTCATATGCCAAATAACTTATCTATACGATACTCAGCAAGTTGGGCAGAAGAAGATACTGCATCGGCAGAAATGGCATCTGTATTAGGTCAAGATGCTGTAGGTATGATGAAATCTTTACAAGATGTAGATACTAAAAACATGACTAGTGTTGATGGTGCTATAGGAGAAGGTAAGAAGGTTGTTGGAAAAACTGGTGGTGATATAAAAGGAATTGCTGCTAGTATTGCTCTTGCAAATGCTCCTAATGCTGGTGCGGTATCAAATAGAACTGGATTAGCTGCAAATCCTAGAAAAGAAATGGTCTTTAAAGGAACTGAGTTTAGAACTTTCTCATTTGATTATAACTTCTTTCCTAGAAGTTCAGATGAAGCAAAGAACGTTGAAAAGATAATAAACACTTTTAAGTTCCATATGCATCCTGAATTTAAAGATGCAAATAGTTTTCTATACTTGTACCCATCTGAGTTTGATATAACATACTTTACTAGAGATGGCGAAAATAGACATATTCATAGACATGCTTCCTGTGTACTAACTGAAATGCAGATAAATTACACACCAAATGGAAACTTTAGTGTTTTTGATGATGGTATGCCTACTCAAATACAAGTAACTTTAGCATTTAAAGAACTACAAAATCCAACCAAAGAAACTATACAATTGGGGTTATAATGTATTTCAAAAAATTTCCTGTTTTTCCATACGAATACAATATAAATGGAAAAGATACTGCAATTCTTGTAACTGATATTACCCGAAATATTAGATTCAGACGAGATTTGTTGGCTAATATAACTGTATATGACGAATACGATATTGTTGGAGATGAGACACCAGAACATATAGCAGAAAAGTTATATGGTAATGCTGAGTATCATTGGATTATTATGTTAGTCAATGAACGATATGACTATAAATCAGATTTTCCATTATCTTATGTAAACCTTCAGAAGTATGCTGAAGATAAGTATGGTTCGACAATTAATGATGTAAAATATTGGGTAAATGATGAAGGGTATATTGTATCATCTGATTATCCAGGAGCGTCTTCTATTAGTAATATGGGATATGAAGAACTGGTAAATGAATCAAAGAGAAGAATAAAAATTATACCTGAATATTTAATTAGCAAAATTATATCTGAATATAAAGCGATGTTATAATGGATACCTCTCAACAGATTGTAAAAGCTGGTGATAT